ATTTATTTCTACATCTGACAAGGTATCAATTGCAAGATCGCGTTCTTTTATTTGGTCAGGAGAGAGTTTGGCGGGATCCCCAAAAAGTTCAGTAACAATCGGCGTTCCTGGGTGATCTTTAATCCTTTGCTGATAAGCTTGGGCTGCTTCAATCGAATGACCTGCATCAACAGCCCTTTGTTGTGCTTTCACAACAAAAGCATAATCTTCACTATCTTCTGGGTGCTTACCAGAAACAATCTCAGATTGTTTATCGTGACCACTCTCTCCAACTTTCTGTCTAGAAGATTCATCTGTAAGCATTTTCATTTCAATAGCTACAACAATCTCTCCAGTCTTTTCATTCTCTCTAATAAGAGCATCCTCTCCAAATCTTTTCTCAAGATTAGCTGTAAGAAGATTTCCCTGTTCTTCGCTTAGATCTTTAAAAGATAATTGGATATCATCTTTTCTACCTAATAAAGTAGAATCCGTCTGTCCTGAAGCCTTAGCACTACTGGGCCTAACTCCAAGTAAATTATAAACATCAGTATTCCATTCCGCGTTTACAGCAGTAAGTAAAACGAGTCCCATTCCACTTTTAGCACTCCACTTGGAAATTCTATCACAATCTTCAGAAGATAAACCTTTATCATCGCAAATCTTAGTAGTAGCTTGCTGCATTCTTTCAGCATCTTCTGCTCCTTCTTGAGATGTAAGCAAATCATTAATCTGCCGATGAAAGATTCCATCAATATTATCAATTATACTTTTCCCAGTTTTTTCGTCAAGTTTACTAGCGTCTTCATACGCAGCAAAAGCTAAATCAAGTTCTCTCTTTGCACACGCATCATCCCCCTTTTTTCTACATTCGGCTGCGTTACTAATGTGAAGACCTATTACAACATACTTTTCTACTATTACACCCCTGTTAGCTGTATCGGCCCCACCAGAATCAAGTTTAGGCATATCTTTTATAAGAGGAAGATGTTTGTCAGAATCAACTTCAGCGTTATTTCGCTTTTCAATTTCTTCATTTACATTAGCAGCCATAGCTAAATACAGATCATCTTCTCTCGATCTATTACCAGCAACCTTATATCTTATAAAAATCCAGTCTTCTACTTCATTACCATCCTCATCTGTTGATTCCGCTTTAAATAAAACACCGTGCGTAGAGGTCTTTACTCTCCCAGATAAATCTCTTAGGTCTTCATCAGACATCTCCGCTGGTTTTTGGGAAGCATTAAATAAGTTAGCACCATTCTCATAAATTTTCTGTCTAGTCTCAGGATCTATATGATCTGATAATACCGATTGGTCAGAAATTGTTGTTGGAGATCTGTCTTTTTCTGGGTCGTACCCAGGATAAACTTTTCGGACTCTTTCAGTACGAGCAGCGGAATCTTCTCCTTCTCGTATTTTAAAAAAATCATCCTGTATAATTTCAAGGTTATCTGCTGTTGCCGCTGTACTTTGTTCTGCTGCGTCTTCGGGAGTAAGAACCCCTTCACCATCTTTCCCCCCTTCTTTAAAATAATTAATTATTTTATTTTGGGTCATCTCATCATGTTCCTCAAAAGAAGACTTCGCTGCACTAGGTCTACCTGCAAAGGGTCCACCTATGGCAATTACTTTCCCTACGCCTGCTTGCCCGTTGGCATCTGTCTTAATAGCTTGCCTATAGAAAAATAATGCGCTACCTTTTATGTAGTGCGGCTCTCTTGTGGCAGCGTCAGCAGGTTGTGCAGCAGCAAAAGCTGCTAATGCCTTCTGTTTAGCCTCTTCGTCAGACACTTCTTTATCAGATTTCTTCTTATCTTCCGCTTCAGTAATACCTATTCTAAGCTCTCGCTTCTTAAGTTTATTGTAACTATCTAATAGTTCTTGGAAATAATTCATTTTATATTATAGAGGAAAAGAAAAAAGCCCAACCCAGAGAGTATCCAGGCTGGGCAAAGAATCATAAAAGTAATTTTATAAACAGTTTTATGCTAAGTTATAATCGGATACCTGCATAAAGTCGTAGCGGAAAGTTACTTCAACAGTATTAAATTCGTTTGTAGAATAGTTAAGTTCAGCAGATTTCCAAGACTTGGGGTACACACCATAGAGTTCCATAGTAGTATGCGGCTTAAGTTTATTATCTAGTTGTATAATATCTACTTTCTTAAGTTTAAATTGTCCATTACGCCCACCATCAAGAGTCTTCGTCATTTCCCCAGTAAGAGGGTCATAAATCTGAGTAAACCATTTCCATAAATTTAAACCTGATTTAGTAGCAAAAAGATTATCAAAGGTTACAGTTAGTTCTTCAGGAGCGGGCTTGCCAGGATAGAAGACACGATCATTTACACGATGTACTTCAATATCTTCAACAGTAAACCCTACTTGGCTAACTTGCTTTGCTGCTAGAGTTAAATCTTGTGGAAATTGGATTTCTCCGACTCCAAACTGATCTAAACCTAGAAAATGAATCTCCCATTGATAAGCCCTGACTGAATCAAGACCTTCGGAAATTCTAGGAAGTTCCTGTCCTGGGGTAAAGGAAAGGTAATCGTCCTTGTATTTTGGATTAGTTGGCATTTATAGTATCTCCTTTATAGTTAGCCTAGTTTAGCTGACTGGTTAGTAAGGTTAATTTCAAAGATTAGAATCTCTGCGGTCTTGGTTGGCTTGATAAGAACCTTACACCAGAGTTCGTTTCTATCAATACGGACTGAAGTATTTGTGGTTTCATCACAAACTACTCTGAATTCCGTAATTCCTCTTCTTTGTTTGATATCATCCATCATAGGATTAATTAGAGTTTCAATTCTTTGCCAAGTGATAGGATCATTTGGTTCAAATACAAAGGCTGTAGTTGAAGCAAGAATTTGTTTTCTAATAAGAATCATCATTCTTCTAATATTTACTCTATCAAGAGCACTAGCATCTCTTTGTGAAGTTCTTTGACCAAAGATTGTAATTCCTTGTTGAGGGAAATTAACAATAGGATTAATTACATTTCCTCCACTATACATGGAATCTCTATCACCCTGGTTCAGTTTGACTTCCACCTCACTTGGCTTACTAAGCTTTCCTCTTACAAAACCTGCTGGAGCGAACCATGTTTCTGCACTATTATCAGTAAATGCCATTTGTCTTGCAGCAAAGATAGCGGGATCATAGAAGCGATCCTTACCATCAAAAACGCTAAAGACTTTAACATGAGGCCAGTAAATAGCAGCATAAGAACTGTTTAAAGAGGCAGTCCTACTTTCGGAACCTCCATTAGACCAATCAATAGCGTCTTGGGCAGTCCCTACACCTTCTGGAGGGGAAACAAGAGCTAAGAAGTTTTGTGTACTCTCTGCTAAGGTTACAAGATTATCTTGAACAGTCTGATCGTATACCCCAGGAACCATTGCAACTGAAATATTAAGAGCATCATCATCTAATGCTTGCATCCCAGTTTTTGGGTCAAGGTTTGCGAGGCCGACTAAAGCAGTATTATTCTCTGAATCGGATCCTGTTCCATCAGTACCTCCAGCTAAACTAACACTTCCTTCAACAGGTTTAATAAATCTAGCTCCATCAACACTAATGGCAAGCCCATCCCCTCCTTGAGTTCCACTTAGATCAATAACACCCATAGAGGAAAGATAGCTATCGAATGCGGTCAACTTAGTATTAGTAAAATCAGAAGAACCCGCTCCAGAAACGAGATTCCCTTTAATGATATCTGAGGTTAGGTTAGTTTCTCCAGTATTAATAACATCTTCAATATAGGTTCCATTTCCATCAAGGAAAGAGGTTTTAAAAGTTTCTTTAGCTACTCCTTCATCGTTTACAGTAATAAGAGTATTAGCTCCACCTAGATTTTCAACCTCAACTGAGTTTCCTCTTACACTTCCATCTGCAAGAGTTGAGAGATTATACCCAGTCCCTGGGTGTATAGTTTCAGCTAAATAACCAATCCCACTAGCTACCTTGTTGTAGAAGGTCGATCCGTAAATTGTTAAAGAAGAAGCCAGCGAGGTGACCGCTCCAGCACCAGCAACTAAACCATCACCACTTGTAGCCAGAAGAACATAGGTTCCTGTAGTGTATGTTGGTTCATTATACGCTGATACAGAAATAGAAGCTCCTGATCCTGCAAAGGATCCTACAATAAAATGAGCAGTTCCATTAGAGGCAACAGTAACTCCAACCTTATCAGAGTCTAATGCTCCACCTATAATCTTTTTCAAAGCAGTTGCTTGTCCAGAAGCCCCCATCGCAGCGGGTACAGTCCCAACTGGAACAGCAAAGCTTTTTGGGTTTGTTACTGTATATTGCTCCGTACCAGTATTATTTTTAACAGAAATCTTAAAGTAAAGACTCCCAGAGCCTGTAACTCCACCACTAACATTGGAAACTTCCATAGCAGCGCAGGAGCCAAGGGGAACCTGAGCAGATGCGTCATTAGCAGATGCATCCACAGCAGCTCTAAGGAAATATACTTGGTTAGTTGTTTCTAAAACTTCAATAGCACCTTCTAGACCTTGACCAGTAATATTTTCAGAAGGTCTTCCAAAGGTATTTACTAGATTTTCAGGAGAAGTAATGAGAGTAGCTGTGTTAGTTTTTCCTTTTGTAGCAAAACCTACAATACCAACAACAGAAGAGTTTACTGTTGGAGCATATTCGGAAATATCTTTTTCCAGAACATAAATACCTGGGCTTACAAAATTTGGCATTAGTTTATCCTATTAGTTGTAATTAGAAATCCGAATTCTTCTTCGGCGGTTGAGGGTTTTCATTTGTTCAGAAACACTTTGTTCTGGAACTACAACGAAATCTCTTGGTTTAAGGTAACGATACTCTGATCCTTTGGGAGTAAGAAGGAGGACTTGGATACCTTGGATTCCATCGTTTTTTATTAGTTTCATATGAACCTCTCTAAATATTATCTATCCTATATTTTTACTATTTTTGGATTATTTTTGTAAAAAAACATGATTAATTAGAAATAATATGAATTTCTGTGTTAAATGTTTCAATTTTTCCAGTTGATGTTAGAATAAACTTAGGAGAAGGGATATAAGTTTCAACAGAAATAGTTATTCCTTTTCTTAAAATTCTATCCTCTCGATCTCCTGTTCTTAGAAGAGAATTATCAGTCTCTTCTGTAAGAAAAGCTTGAGTAAACTCATTAAAGGAAGTTTTTACTCTCCTACTTGGATTAAATTCAGATCTAATTTGTTCAATTATTTGATCCATATTAGATTTATACTTAGTCCATATATTAATATTATAAATAATATCAACAGATCTAGGAGCTAAACTAACAACTCGCACAGCCCTTTGTTTCTCAGTATCAAATGCCTTTTCTTGAACAAGAAGAGCACTATACTTTATTCTGTTTTCATTACTCTGTGTTGTAGTTTGACTTACAGAGATTACGGGTAAAATGATATTACTTTCTTGTTTAAGTTTAGCTATAGTTCTCTCAGGATTTGAGTGCATACACTTAATTCCTACAATTTCATTATCTGAATTAATATAATTAAAATTACCAAAAATCCCTAATACTACTTTTAAAGTTTCTCTATAAATATCACTAATTTTACTCTGCTTTGTTGTAGCTTTCTGAATAAATTTTCTAGCAGATAAGAAAGCCCAATCACTTTTCTTAATAGCAATATCAGAAATTGTTTGAGTTCCTGCTAATTCTATACTACTTACAAAACTCATGTTATCTCTCCAAGTAAGGATCTATGTTATCTGTAGTATCCATAAGGGGTTCATTTTGAATATCATCTGAGTCCCGAAGGAGCCTAGCAGAGCAGATTAAGTGGTAAACACCATACGACTCAAAGCTGTCCTCCTGCACTTGAAATATTTCATATTTCTGGTTCTGGAAGTGGGGTTTGAGTATGTCCCCAGGGATTACCTGCCTGCCAATCACTCGTTCAATGTAGCTCTTATTAAAAGTAAATAATTGGTCGTTGGTAAGTTCTATGCCAAACTCTGTTAGATTCTCTTCCAGCACCTTTGGTTCATAGTGTGCGTAGACTACCAAAGGAGTAGTTGCAATAGGCTTATTTCTAGACTCCATATAAACTTCATCAAACTCTTCACTCTGATAGTACTTATAAAAGTGCAATTTTGATCCAGACAATTTAATTAACTCATCATCAACTAGATTAAACAATCCAATGTCTGGATTATTAGGATCAAAGAGATTAAGTTCGCTATCCGAAAGATCATCTGTATTCGGAAGAGGTGGAACCTGTGTAGTAATCTTGAAGTTTTTTTTATTCATCTATTAGAACATTGTGAAGGCAGGCAATTCTTCAATCTCAGAGATAAGTTCCTCAATTAAGGCATCTTTTTCTCTAGTAGCCTCCTCAATTAGTTGCTGTCCGTTTAGTGATGCTCCTCCTCCTGGGGAGGGGAGATTAGCATACTTTCCTCTTATTTGACCTAGGACTGATTTAGCACAAGCAAGGGCAAACCTTTGAATCCAGTTTCTATATGCAGGATGAATAGTATTCGAATCAATAGCCCTATATTCTAAAATAACAGGGTCAGGAGTTAGGACAGGGGAAGGGTATATTTGTAGGAATTTACCATTGATAACATCCCAAGATCCATCCATTCCTAGAACCTTTCTAATCATTTCTAGATTCTGTTGAAGTAAGTAGAAGTCTCCAACAGCAAACTCACCAAAAAGGAAGTTGTCCTGAAAGTATTTAATAAAGAAATCATGCTCCAGAGTCCCTGCTTGGTGCTGAACTGCCAAAAGACTCTTCTTATACACAACATATTCTAAGTTATCTAGGATATACTGAGGGAGTTCGTAAAGATTCGTACCAGCAGACGCATCAAAAGTAGCAAACTGCTTGGTCCATAATGGAGCATGATAACTCATTTTGGTGGTTGCTTCATCAATACAAGTCTTTAGCTGGAAAGAAGTTAACTCAACACGCACTATAGGGTGTCCTAATTGAGCTAAAACATAGCTTTGAATTATTTCTTCAAAATCGCTAAACTCTACTAAATCTGCTAAGGTTCCAGTATTAAGTTTAGATGAATCTATCTGGCCCTTGGGGGTCTGCTCTTCTAGTCTTTGACCAAAAGGCTTATCTAAGTCTGCGAAAGAATTTCCAAATGCGCTAACTTTTGGTTTAGGTGCTGGCATCTAAGGTTTCCTCTGTTGTTTTTATTTTTGTTACCTGTCTATTTTCTTTTATAACAGGTGCTTGTTTTTTCTTAGGTGAAATAAGGACTAAATGAGGATTATCAATTTGTTTTATGGTTTTAATTGTCTGATTAGGAGATATTTCAATAATTCTGCCGTCCCCAAATATTAACATTTTAAACCTACATTTACTTCTATAGGTATACATTTATGCCTCACTAATATATAGCTAAAAAGAGAAAGGGCTAGAAGCTTTTTTTGCTTCTAGCCCCTTATTTACTTATTCCTACTTAATTACTATCAGCCAGGAACCGTAGCAGTGTTCAAGCCGAACGGCTGGAACAAGAAGTTGGAAATTGGACCAACGATTCTAATTATACGGTAGAAACGAGACTCAGGAGTAATAGCAGCCTTACCGTAACGGGTAAGAATACCTTTTCTCGGCTGGAATGTATCAGGATCTACAATGGTAGGAAGTTGCTGTAACGGAATATAGGGAGCGTACACATAACCTGCGTCCATAGCGTTCGCACCTTTATAACCCATAAGGATTTCGTCTTCAGGATAAAGAGGATCAATATAGAGATCATACTTACCTGCAAACTTACCTTTGTACTCAATGTTCCCACCCATATTGGAGGGTCCATCACTACTAGCAATACCACCTTCAAGCTTCGCAGCAGACTCAAGAAGAGAAGCAACGATAGGCGCACAAACAAGCCAAGTACCTGGGCCACGCATAGTGGTCTTATAGATATCTTGAGAAGCAAG